GCGCGCGCGGGTTAATCTCCCCGGCAGGAAGCGAGGAGGATTAATGGCGATTGAAGAAGCATTCATCATGCAGCGTGCACGACAGCTTTACTGGCAGGGCTACCCGCCAGCAGAGATCGCACGCCTGATGGGGATCAACCAGAACACGGTTTACTCATGGAAAAAGCGAGATGAATGGGACACCACACCGCCGATCCAGCGCGTGACAACATCCATTGATGCCAGGCTAATTCAGCTCACTGGCAAAGACAAAAAGACCGGCGGTGATTTCAAAGAGATTGACCTTCTCACCCGTCAGCTGAAAAAGCTGGATAACGGCACAGCAGCCACCCAGCCGAAGAAAAAGATCCGCAAAAAGCAAAACTATTTCTCAGAGTCGCAGATTGCCGCGCTGCGGGAGAACATTCTCGGCTCTCTGCACTGGCACCAGAAAGGGTGGTATGACAATCACCACTGGCGCAACCGTATGATCCTGAAAAGCCGTCAGGTTGGTGCGACGTGGTATTTCGCGCGTGAAGCTCTGGTGCGCTCCCTGTCTGAGGATGTGAAATACAAGCATCAGCGCAACCAAATCTTTTTATCGGCAAGCCGCCGCCAGGCGTACCAGTTTCGCAGTTTCATTCGCTCGGCCGCCGAAGAAGTTGATGTGGAGCTTAAGGGCGGCGACATGATCCAGCTGTTCAACGGCGCCGAGCTGCATTTTCTTGGCACGTCAGCGGCTACCGCTCAGTCATACACGGGCAACCTGTATTTCGACGAATTCTTTTGGGTAGGCCAGTTTGCCAACCTGAAAAAAGTCGCGGGCGCTATGGCAACGCTAAAAGGCCTTACGCGTACCTATTTCTCCACCCCTTCAGCCGAAAGCCATGAGGCTTATCCATTCTGGACAGGTGAAGCATTTAACAAAGGTCGCAGCCATGGCAAGCGCATTGAGTTTGATACATCTTGGAAAACACTTAACAGCGGCCTGATGTGCCCGGACAAGATCTGGAGGCAGATTGTCACGTTGCAGGATGCTATCGACCATGGATGGGATCTGACTGATATCGACGAAATCCGGGAAGAGAACAGCCCGGAAGAGTACGACAACCTGTACGGATGCCAGTTCATCAAAAGCGGTGAAAGCGCCTTTGACTATAACAGGCTACTGGCATGCGGTGCTGATGGTTATGACGACTGGCCCGACTGGCGGCCATATGCGGCCCGCCCTATGGCTGATCGTCCCGTCTGGATTGGCTACGACCCGAACGGCGCCAGCGGCAAGGGGGACAGTGGAGCCATATCCGTTAACGCTGTGCCGATGGTGCCCGGCGGCAAGTTCCGCACGATTGAGACACTACGCATACGAGGGATGGAGTTCGAAGAGCAGGCCAATCTCATTATCGGCATGCTCACCCGGTACAACGTGCAGCACATTGGGATCGATGGCACCGGTATTGGTGAAGCGGTTTATCAGCTGGTTAAAAAGCATTTCCCGGCAGCGGTTTGTTACCAGTTCTCACCGTCCAGCAAGCGAATGCTCGTTCTGAAGATGCAACAGCTGATTCGTGGCGGGCGCTGGGAGTTTGATCGTGGTGAGCTTGACCTGGTTGGTGCATTCAACTCTGTCCGCAAGATCGTTACCCCTGGCGGCGTTGTCACTTACGACACGGACCGCTCTCGCGGCGTCAGTCATGGCGATCTCGCATGGGCGACGATGCTTGCCACCATTAACGAACCGCTGGGACAAGAAGGCGGCAGCAGTATGACAGTTACGGAGTATTAACCTTGAGCAAACAAAGACCCACACGCGGCAGGAAGTATGCCAGGGAGCAGGCAGATCTCGCCGCCTCACTGAAAGCGTCACCGGAGCTGAACTCATTCACCTTCGACGGCCCATGGCCGGTGAGTGGTGCCAGCGACCTGCTTGATAACATGTATTGCGCAGACAACGGACGATACTACGAAACCCCCATTGACTGGTATGGCCTCGCCCGTCAGTTTGGCTATGCAAGCTGGCACCAGTCGGCGCTTTATTTCAAGCGCAATGTCCTTGCCGGATGCTTTATCCCGCACAAACTTCTTTCCCGCCAGGTGTTCTCCGCCTTCGCGCTGGACTGGTTTGTCTTCGGGAATGGCTATCTTGAGATGCGAAAAAACCGGCTTGGTGGTTCCTTTGGCTTTCGTCACTCGCTGGCGAAATACACACGCCGTGGTTCTGACCTGGACACTTACTGGTTTATTCAGGCTGGGCTACAGGATCACATGTTTTCAACGGGCTCGGTATGTCACGTTCTCAGCCCGGATATTCACCAGGAAATATACGGCATGCCTGAGTATTTCGCTGGCCTGCTGTCTGCAAACCTGGCCCATTCTGCTGACAAGTTCAGAAAGCTCTACTACGACAACGGCTCGCACGCTGGCTGCATCGTCTACGTTAACAGCGCGATGGCCGACCAGGAGAGCCTTGATAAGCTCAAAAAGACGCTGACGGATACCCGGCGGGGCGGTGCGTTTAAGAACATCCTTCTGCACGCACCTAACGGCGGCAAAGACTCAGTGCAAATACTGCCATTCAGCCAGATATCGGCTAAGGATGAGTTTGTGGGGGTGAAGTCTTCCACCCGCGATGACATGCTGGCAGCGCACCGGGTACCGCCGCAACTGATGGGCGCCATTCCGGAAGGGAACGGTTCATTCGGCGATATTGAGAAAGCGGCCCGCGTGTTCGCCGTCAACGAGCTGACACCCTACATGGAAGCCATGAAGCATGTTAACGACTGGCTGGGTGAGGAGGTGATTCGCTTCAACCCTTACGCATTGCTTGAACCCACGAAGTGATCTCCTGGCCGCATCGTCATTTCTGGCGGTGCGGTACCACCCGCAGCACCATCATTTCCGGCCATATCGGCCACTCACGAAACACAAATAAATCACTCCCCCTACCAGACGCAGCCTGCGGGCTTCTGGCGCGACTTCTCTCGCGCTGCCGCTTCGCTCAACCATCAACATGAGCGCCCAGCAGGCGGCGAATGGCGAAGGATATGACCCCCTGCCTGACCCCCTTTGCGCGCGCTTGCTCCCCCGCCTCGCCTGCGCGCTAAACCGACCTCTTTTTGTGCACTTTGTGCAGTCCGCACAGGCCCCGCCAGCGCTGGGGCGGCATGGAAAAAACGTTGTTTCAAAAATTGTGCAAATTTGTGCATTTTTTTGCATCCGCGCGGCCCCATTTTTACACCTGATCAACCTCGCCGAGCGCCACCATGATCGCCAGGCGCTCGGCAGGCGGTAACGCTGCAAATTTTTCCTTCCAGCGCTGCGCTTTTCGCTTGATTCGATAGCGATCATTGTAATTTTTACCTGCAAAAGTATGCGAATAAGCGCGCCCCTCCTGGTAGTTCATCCAGATTTTCTCTGTCCTCACCCCACCGCGCGTCATAGCCTGAAACTCTTTGCTGCGCCAGCCGACTAACGTTTCGTCATAAAGCTGCGACGGGTATCCAGAAAGGATCACACTGACGTTCTCCGGCAGGCTCATGAGGCAGGCTAACAGACGCTCATGATCGGCAACGGTATATTCATGACGGTAGCGGGCGCGGCTGGTGCGCGTTTCTGGCAGATATGGAGGATCGGAATAGACCAGCACGCGGCCATGTCGAGTAAAGTCTTCTCTTTCCAGAAACCCTACTGCATCACCATGATACAGGTGCAACAGAGGCGGAGTTTCCCCCATCTCTGACCAGCGATTTCGGGTTAATTTAAAAGCACTTTCATCGACATCAATTCCAATCGTCCTGGCCGCGAGTGGCTTGTAAAACATTACCGCACCACTGCCTAGGTGCGTTTCAATGTAAGTATCATGCGGCGGCATTTCAGCGATGATTTTTTGATAAACACCGCTGGCCGCCTTACTTCCCAGATAACTCATCGCTTTCTAACTCCCTAAATATCCAACCTGCAGCACCGCCAAAAATGACGGTGCTCGATAGAATGGCCAGAACGGTCAAAAGTGACCGTGTTTGACGGAGTGATCGGAAAGCCTTACCCGCAGTCCTTCAATAACATCGGGCGCATACTCCCATTTTCCATCTGGCGCAATCATGGCGCCCGCTGAGATGCCGGAAGCCGGATCGCGGAAAATTGCCAATCCAAGTGGGTGAAGTATTTCAGCGTTAATGCGGACAATAAGACCGAGCGCCGACAACTCGTTCCAGTCCAGCCAATCGCAGCCGCCGATTTTTTCACGCCCCGCCGGGATGGCCGGCAGCGTAAGCGCTGGATGAACTTGTTCGGATTCCGCCGCAGGCGCGCAACGGCGATCGTAATATTCGATAATCTGGAGAGCGACTGCGGCGATCTGCACAAGTTCATCCAGCG